GTATAGGGTATAAGAAATTTATATTCTACACGATTATTTATAGTCGATACATGCTGGAACGTCTTAAACATCGTCGTAAAAAATGAGCTGAATTGAACGCCACCCGCCGTCATCGCAGTCGATGGCAAAGTTCTTAATGTAGACAGTGTTGAGAAAGACAATCCGCTTACACCTGAGCTCAGAGTATTGTAAGCTGTAATAACAGATGAAATAGTATTTACATATGCAAAGGTCGTTGAATAATTCATATTAGAATAGCTGTTCGAAATTGTTGAAATTATAATCGATGATAGTGTATTCATAGTACATACAAAATTTTGAATTGTACTTGTATTATAGACATATGTTGTAGCACCGAATGTGCTCGTAATGCTTGTTGAAGTAGTATCTATCATCATATTATGTAATGAAGTCGATAAAGAAGATACTTCAGATTGAATGTTCAAATAATATCTTGAAAAGAGAGATGAAGCGTGTATAGTCGTTGATAACATAGTTGTAGAATTGGTTATACTATGAAGAGTCGATAATGTGGAGAGAAGAGGATTAATAAGTTGCGGAATAACAGTTGAGAAGGTACTCTTGTATACATACAGACTCGATAATGTAGAGACTGTCGCTGTAGACAGAGTGCTTATATTTGAAAACATCGCGGAGAATCCTGTGCTTGTAAATGTACTTATTCCGAATCCCACGAGATAACTCGTCGAAAATGTACTCAAAAAAATGTCACCTTCGCCTATGAAAGTTATAGTTGAATTATAGTCATTTATAGGAAGTAGGGTGGTCCCTATCTTAAAAGTAGGACGCCGAATTTCATATGTAAGAGTATTTGTTTTGGGGTCTGTTGTAAAGATTGTATTTCCTATTGATGAAAAGTTGAGTGTAGAAATCCCATATATATATTCACCTGAACTTAGGTTTGATAATCCAGGTACAGAAATCTCATTAAATGCGGCAGCAATTATGGTTGTGGAGTAAAGCCCTGTTGGAAGAAATTTGATACCCTGACCAGCATTAAAAGATATAGTGTTATAACTTAGATCGGCTACATAGAGCTTAGCCGGTGTACAAATGTATTGAAAAGCACTTAGAAATGCCGTTGGACTACTCACTGTTGTCCAAGTCGTGCCGCCTAGACCATCGGACGTAAGGGCTGTATAGGCGGGGACAGGTGGCGCCACCCGAATTGTGCGTACAGTTATAGAATCATACTCTTGCGAGGCCATCTCTTATCTTAAAGTGAGTTATTTTGGACAGAAAGATAAACGGAATTTGTCGAGGCCATATAAAGTTGTATGTTGCTGTTACGAAAGCCAGGTGATAAATTCGAGCTTCCAGCATTTATAAGACGATGTGTCACTACAAAATCGTCATTACTTGTCAAATTGAAATTCGGTGCAGCAGCATTAAGTAGGTTGGATCCTATTACGCTTAAACGCATAGGTATCTGGAATGCGTTTGATGTATTGTTTGCGTAAGAAGATGCCACAAAGAGCGAATTATTTGTCGTCATCAGCAAATTGCTGTTTTTATATGTTAAGAATGTGCTCAGTGTAAATTGCTGTGTTGTATTATAATTTTGAGGGTCTGTCATATAACAGAATAAAAAGTTGGGATATATGTCAAGTATAAGTCTTGAGTTACTCTGAATATATTTACTAAAACTGCTAAGCTGTAGATTCGCAGTTGAAAAATACCAGTCTCGCTGAAATGTGGATGCTGTAACTGGACCATTCGTTCCTTTGTATGTAATCGATGAGACAGATACATTTGATACATTCAGACCGCCATTTACACTGCTAATTGAAACATTCGCGTTAGTAATTGTTACATACCCAGCGGTATCTATACTTATATTTGTAAGAAGTTTCGCAACCGTGCTCTGAAGAGAAAGACTTGAAATATATCCAGCATTTCCAAGCCCAGCAACCGTGCTGGTTTGAATCTTACTTATACCAACAAATGTACTTTGAATAGAAGGTGTTGATACATAGCCTAGTGTTCCAAGACCCATTAGAGTACTCTGTAAAGAGGGGGTTGATACATAGCCTAGTGTTCCAAGACCCATTAGACTACTCTGTAAAGAAGGAGTTGATACATATCCGAATGTTCCAAGACCTATATTTGTACTTGTTACAGTGCTTGTAAGTAGCGCATCTACTGTATTTGTAGCAAGAGTTAGGAATCCGCTTGTGCTTATATATCCGGCTGAGCCAAGTCCATCAACTGTGCTTCTAAGTTGTGTCGAACTTACATATCGTAGAGTGCCGAGGCCATTTACTGTTGAATTTAAATTAGTTACTGATATGGGCGCAGCATATCCATATACATAGTTTGAAAGAACATGGATATTTGTACTGAGTGTTGAAATAGTAGACGGTAAGAACCCAAGTCCCGACCCAGTTGCTAGAGAATAATCAGATACAACAGTGAATGGATCCTTCCATATATACCCCCCTTGACCATTTGCTGTAAGAATACTTTCTGCGGGTACTGGAAGATTTGTTACTGGGTCGATTGTAAAAAGGCTCCGGAAGAGCAGCGAATTATTGCTGATTGAACGACTATTCAACGCAGACGGATCCATACTACCGATCAGATTCATTTTTAAGAGGTATCCTGAACACAACCCCTTCAAACAATGTTTATCTATTTAAAAAAATAAACCATAAACGGTAGTATGACAGGTGGAGGCGGCCTATTACAATTAGTAGCACAAGGAAAACAGGATGTCTTTCTTACAGGAAATCCTCAAATTACATGGTTTAAGATGGTATATAGGCGGTATACGAATTTTTCTATAGAATCGCAGGCTCTCTATTTTGATGGAACAGCTGACTTCGGAAAGCGTATTAGCTGTCTTGTTCCTCGTCGTGGAGATTTACTAGGCCCTATGATGTTAGAAGTCACTCTTCCTCAACTCTATCTGGCGGATGGAAAGAATCCGCCTACACCTGTATCATATTGTAATAGCATAGGACACGCTCTTATTAGCGAGATTAGTGTGGAAATTGGAGAGCAGGAAATTGATAAGCAGACAGGCGAATTTATGGAAATTTGGTCCAGATTAACAACACTTACTGATAAATCGAATGGATTTAATGATATGATTGGAAAGGTCGATGGATATTCGACGCCTAGTTTGAATGGACCTATCAAGCTCTATATCCCGCTTCGTTTCTGGTTCAATCGTAATCCTGGTCTCTATCTCCCTTTACTCGCACTTCAATATCACCCGATTCGCATTAATATTAAATTACGCCCGCTACAGGAGCTTTTTTATTGTGGATTCGGTACACAACTTGTTGAAAGTTGTAACACTGTCCAAGTAAAAGATGCTCACATTACGGAAATGCAATTGTGGGGTGATTATGTGTTTCTCGATGTTGAAGAGAGACGGCGCTTTGTTAGCTCTACACACGAATACCTAATTGAGCAAATTCAATATACTCCTGATATCTCCATCCCGTCTGGAAATACAACTGTAAATGTCCCGCTTGAATTCAATCATCCGTGTAAGGAATTCATCTGGGTTATCAAGCGCGATGTAATGTCGAAGTATCACGAATGGTTTAATTTCAGCAGTCTGGCCACAAATGAAGTAGGTACACGCACGGATCTTCTCTCTACGGACAGGACAACCGTTCTTCAGCTAGACGGACAGGACCGATTTGAGGCAAGAGATGCTGGCTATTTCCGTCTTGTTCAACCGTGGCAGCATCATTCTGTAGTTCCGGACGACTCCTTCATCTACTTATATAGTTTTGCTCTCCGCCCTGAAGACTCTCAGCCAAGTGGAGCGATGAACGCATCCCGTATCAATAGTATACTTCTAAGCATGGGTCTCGCACCTGATACACTCTTAACGCCAGACCGTGGAAATGCCACAGTTGTTGTATATGCTACCAACTATAATGTGTTGCGTGTAGTGAATGGTTTCGGTGGCGTTCTCTTTACGATTTAAACATGGGTAACGTCGTGACTTTATTTTAACGAAGCTATTGCTTCGTTAAAATAAATGTCAAACGACTATTAATCCGTCATATCTCTAATTTAACGAAGCTTTTTGAGCTTCGTTAAATTAGAGATACTACGGTAA